AGAGCCACTATGATATACCAATCATAATCGTGCTTCCTAAACTCAGTCCTCTCAGGGTTAAAAAAGGTAATAGTGCCCTCAACACATGGAAAAGCATCATATTGAATGGTGTAGAAGTCTCTTTCGGTTCGTGTTAAGTTATCCATTAGAAACTACCCATACCCTTTCTTCTAGTAAATGAGTTACCGCGTCCTCATCAATGAGAAAATTCTTACCTTTTGATTCGAGATCATACAAGCCACCTTCGTAGCTAACGACATTGAAAATATTATCCGGAGACTGAATCAAGGTACCTGGCTTAAGTATTGTTGCAACTACCACCTCTTACCTCCTTTCTTGGCAAGCTTTGCTGCTTCTTTCTCAAGCAATTCAAAATTGTCAAGAATGTAATCCTTTAACCTACCCGCTCTTTCATTACGGTAAAGCCATAATAAATGATCTGCCGGTACATTTGCCAATTTAGCGCCCTTGAATTGGCCAAAGGGCATCAGAGATTCATCCGTGAAGATCTCTTTTTCGGTTTCTGTGTTTGCTGAATTCATGTTGTTGTGATTTTGATGTTTAATAAGAGTTGCTGCTCTTAGTGAATTAATTCGTGCAATACCCTCCTTGACATCCACCCCCATCCATTTGGAATAGGTCCAACTGCGGCGCTATTTCCTTTACGTCAAGCAATGACATCTTCGAAAGCAATGTGCTATCAAGCATGGCTTCCACCACAGCAGCACATCCCATTATACCTGGTTGTCTTTCCCAGTTCTTTCTTAGCTGCTGAACTCGTTTCCAGAAGCAGAATTGACAATTTGAATCTTCAGGAAATTCTATCAGTCCTTTCTTTTCGAAAGGTTGCCAATATTTCTGAACATTGCTCTGAACAATACCATCTTCAACTAATGGGAATTCACCGATCCTGAATGGTATCTCTGTCCATCGATGGATATGGGGTAATGACAGGCCACGATCATATCCACTTAAATAAGACTCTGTTTCCTTTAAGCGCTTGGCTTTGTAAGCCTTGCTATGGCTTTCCCATTCATATGCAAAATCACATCGATCAGAAAAGACATAGGTATCTTTGAAGGTTTTAACACGGTGTGCTTCATCTGCCCTATACCCTATTCTCATTTTACAAGGAAGACTGAAATACATATAAAGCAATTCAAAAATTGGCTTTATTTTAAACATTGAAGTGCACCATCTATGCTTTTGATTTGGAAGCATCGACTTGCCAAATGATGTGTAATTGAAGCCTTCTCCTCTGACCCAAATTATTTCTGCCCCAATGATTTGCTCTAGGTCAAACATTGTTTTTATGATAATCGGATCTTCAGCTGTTGCAACAAATTCTCTCTGATGTGAACAGTATTTTTGTAATTTATCATTAACCATTTGTCTGATCTTCGCATCAACTTTTAAGGTTGTCGAGCCTCCATTTGCATTGTGATCGTCCATGCACACCAGAGCAAATACGTTCACATCAGCAGGGTAATTAGCTGCTATATATGAACTGGTCTTACCACCTGACAGGCTATTGACTGAAAGCATGATTACTTTCCCTCCCGAACTTCAAAAGCATTGTAAGAAGCCATATCTGCATCATTAACTACGATAAGCTTTAACTTTTTGGCCTCAATGATATTCCTTGCAGACTGGACCTGTTTGTCAAGATCCTTTGCTTTGAACATGATCCTTCCAGGTTTGATGTTTTTAACATTCATCCCGAAATCATCAATAAATATTTGGAGATCAGTTTTCTTAGTCATTTCGAACCTCCTCTCTGAGCTCATCTGTCAGCAGAGTATTGATGTCTATGCCGGTGAGGTTTGAGACCGTAATAACTACAGATAAAGGTGGAGCAGCTCGTTGCTCCTCGTAGGATGCATAAGTCGCTCGTTTGATTCCGAGCTTTGTTGAGAATTCTTCCTGAGTAAGATCCTTTTGTTCTCTTATCAGCTTCAGATTATGGCTGATACATTGTTTTACAGGGCTTGTCTGTACGACCTTTCCCTCTAACGAAAAAAAATCGTTAGTCTCATTAGTATGACCTATGTCCATACCAATGCCAGTACACTTTTTTGTGCTGTTCATGTTGCTGTTTAATTAGTCACTGTTGTTGTGTCGCTTTCACCAGAAGTTGCTGCTTCTATCGGTAACCGCTTTGCAAATATGGTTAGCAAAAAATTAAAATCCAAATTTTTCAAAAAATAAATAAACTATTTAGTTTACTAAACCGAATAGCAATTTAGGCTATTTTTAGCGAATTTTTATGTGTCATATAGACACATTTATAATTTTTGATCTATCTTTGAATAAACTAATTAGTTAACGTTAATTTATGAAACATGGCATTTAGAAAAGAAATCTTTCAAAAGCTGAGAGCAAAGCACAAAAACGTCCCTAAAGCGATCCTTGATAAGGTTGCTGATCATCTTGAAAAAGGGGTAACAGAAGATACGGAAGTGGATGATACCGTAGAAGATGCGGATAGTCTTGTAACGGGCTTCGCTACACTTTTTCAATCAGAGGGTGACCGTCGTGCTGCAGAAGCTGCGAAAGGGGTTAATCCAAGTGGCAAAAAAGAGGGGGAAAAGGATGATGACGATCCGGCTAATCCTCAACCTGGTAAGGATGATAAGGACACACCAGCCTGGGCAAAAACTTTAATTGAAACCAATCAGGCCTTGAGTACTCGTTTGGAGAAAATTGAACAGGGAAAAACCATCGATTCGCGGAAACAGGCTCTGGAAGAAAAGCTGAAAGGGGTTGACGAAAAATTCAGCACTCAGACTCTTAAATATTTCTCTAAAATGAAGTTCGACTCTGAAGAAGAGTTTGAAGCTTTCTTAGAGGATGTTGAAACTGATGCTGCAGGCTACGAACAAAATCTTTCTGATAAGAGCTTAGGTCAGCAAACTAAACCTCTCAATGGCAACAAAAAAACCACTAAAGAGGCATCCGAAGCAGATATCAACGCTGCTATTGGAAACATGAGTCTATAAACCCATAAAAAAAATGTCAACAACAGCCGATTTAAACGAAGACGGTAACATCATTGACACTGGTAACGATTCAATCGTTATCGTACGTCATCTTGATTCTATCCGTGGAGGTAAGACCCTTAATGTAACTGGGTTTACCCCAAAAGTGATCAATGCGGGGCATCTGATCATTAAAGATCCGGCAACTGGCGATTATAAGCCTATGCCAATCAACGCTGGCGCTACTGCTTATGCAGCATTACCAGCCGATCATACATATGAAGGTGTATTGATCGCATCAATATTAACTAAACGTCCTTTTGCGGCAATTCTGACAAATGGCACAGTGAATCCGGTGGCCTCACCATTCACCCCGCCAGCAGGAGCTATTACCGCATTGACTCAAATTCAATTTAGAGCAGACTAATGGAAGTTACAAAGTATTTAGAACTGGTTGAAGCTTACTTCCCAGGATTAGTCTTAAAAATTGTTGAGACTATTAACGGCACAGAGAATGCCAATAGAACCTACCTTTTCCGTAGATTTTTAAAGAAAACCTATTCGGTTGATGGTAAATGGGAAGCCATTACCGTTAATGGCCAGATCATTACTGCAGACTATGTTGCAATGGACTCCCCTCTTCCTTTAAAGAGACGTCCTTCACAAAGTACTGCTAATGGTACAATACCCAAATCTGGTATCGAGATGCAGTTGAATGAAACGCAAATGGATGCGATTGATACCATGATTGCCATGCGTAAACCAGAATCATTAATTGCAGCAAAGCTTCTCGAGCATCTGCCAATAGTGATTTTGGCAGTTTACGAAACAATTGAATCGACTTTCTTGCAAGGTCTGTCTACAGGTATTGCATTAGTTCAGGACGATAAAAACGTAGGTGTTGGTATCCGCATGAATTTTAAATACCGTAACGATCATAAGTTCGGTGTTGCAAAATTGTGGTCAGACCCAACTTCGTTACCATTCAACGATTTGAACCGAGCGAAAGAGCAAGCAAGAGTTGATGGAAAGACTATCGTAAAGTGGTTGATCACTGAAACTGATTTACTGAACATTGCTTCAACAAATCAAGCTAAACAGCTATTTGCTTTTAGCCAAAACTTTGTTGGAACCAATATTCCAGAGCCTGACAAGGATCAGTTAAATGCAACAGCTAAAAAACGGTTTGGCTATGAGTTTGAAATAGTTAACCGCTCGATGGTATCTCAAAAGAATGGCCAGAACACAACTTATTCGCCATGGGCAGACCATGCTGTTGTGGGCATTTGCACTGAGCAGTTAGGCGACCTTGTTTGGAAAGAACCTGCGGAGAAAAACCGTCCTGTTGATGGTGTTAAATACCAATCTCCAGAAGATTTCCTTCTGGTTTCACAGTTCCGTGTCAACCGCCCTACCCTAGCTGAGGTAGTAAACTCACAGGCACGTGTCGTTCCTGTTATCAGTGCAATTAATGACATTTTCTTACTCGATTCAAACACTATTCAAGCGTAATGGAGAATTTCAACGGAAACTCACTAAAAGCGGCCGTAAAGGTTTACGGACCGCTTCATTCAGACGGAAAGACCGAGGCTGAGATCAAAGAGGCGATCGGCAAGGATGAGCGTGGATTCACAGCTGACCAGATTGACAAAATCTATGATGCTATCCTTAATCCTGAGCCTGCGAAACCTAAGGCTTACAAGCACATCGTGAAAAAAGCTTTCAGAGATATCGATGATTTCTCAGTTGAACACGAGGAAGGCAAGGATGTAAGCGACTTTAATCCTAAGCGGTTAGCAACGCTTGTAGCTAACGGAATTGTTGAAAAAGTTGAGGTAGAAGACTAATGACGATCGGGAATTATATAAAATCAAAGCTTTCTAAGTTCCAGTTTCTGATTGGGGATGAAGAATTGGAAGCTGTATTAATTGATCATGATCTGACTCCGGCAACTGAGTATGTCAAGGATCTTTCTGTACAGGTTAAAAAGGTTTTGATTTCAATAATTCCCGAATTGTTAGCTATGCCGGACATTGCACAAGGTGATTATTCGATCAAATACAAGGTTGATGGTATCAAGGCCTATTATTCGATGCTCTGCAAAGAAACTGGTGAGCCTGATGTATTCAACCCTAACCAATACACTATTGTTGACAGAACTGATATATGGTAGAGTTTATTCAATATCCTCATGTCCTAAAAGCTACTTACGAAAGTTCTGAAGCTGTTCGTGATGGTAATGGTGATTGGGTTACTGGAGGGGGTATAATTATCATGAACGGCATTAATTGCCGGGTTCAGCCAAATTCAAAGGCCAATACTATTACAGGAACAGATGGAGAAAAGGTTGTGTTTGATTCGATTATATATGCTGAGGGAAAATTAGATACAATTCCATTCGGGGCAAAAATCGAAATTTTCGAAGGCGAGGAGAGGATTTTAAGTGCTCATCTTTTGAGATTTTCTAGGGATAGCTTTCATTCAAGAATATGGGTTTAAGACCAAATTTTACCAAGAGACAAATCTCTAATCAGATAAAAGCAGCAGTAGATCAATTTAGACAGGCTGCAACTGATAGATTCAAGTATGCTGGTGAAGAGTTTGTAAACCTGGCGAGGCAAGTGGATTCATACAAGGATGATACGGGGAATTTGAGAAGTTCAATCTGGTACTCGGTACTCTATAATGGAAAGCCAATCGCCCAAAGTTTTGCGGGAAATCAGGCCGAAGGTAGAAGACAAGCTAAGAAAGCTGCTAAAGAAATCGCTAAGGAGTATCCAAAAGGTTTTGTGCTTGTAGGTGGTGCCGGAATGGATTACGCTGCATCAGTTGAGGCGAGAGGTTATGATGTAGTGTCAACATCGGCTGAAACAGCTGGAAGGCTGTTAAAGGCCGCTATCAGAAACTTAAAAAAGAGATACAATGTCTAAAAAGCTGTCAATTGAGGCAATAGAAATAGTTTACAAGCTGCTCGTTACAGGTGGCCTTACACTGGATATCTTCAAGGGTCAAAAACCGACCAGCTACAGCAACGAGTGTATTGTAATAAATGCTTTGCCAATCTCAAGCGATCAACTTCAATTCTGTTTGATCAACGTAAATGCTCATGTTCCGAATCGTGATTTGAACATTGATCAATTGCAGGATCGTAGCCAGGCGAACTATCCACGATTAAAAGAATTGGGACTTCAGATAACGAATATTCTTAACGAAGTAGACCAGGATGACTGGAGCCTCAACATTGAGCAAGAATACATCTTCAAAAATGAAGGGTTCAACGAGCACATCAACAATTTCAGAATAAGTTTTAGAAACGAAAACATTTAAAAATTAAAATTATGGCAAAGACATTAAAAGGCTATAAAGCGTTCCGATTCGGCCCAACGGCTGCCGATGGTGGCATGGGCACAGCACTTGTTGCGATCGGCACAACCGTAAAAGGAAATACTACTGCTTCGACTTCTGAAGCTACAACACAAGACTTCTTAATCGAAGAACAATCTGATCCTTTAGAGTCAGTTGTTACTGAAGATCCTAAACTTTCTGGTGTTTTGGAGACATATGATGTTGATCCGGACACGGCAGTGAAAATTTGCGGTGGAACGGTTACCACTACTGGAACAGGCGCTAACAAAAGGAAGGTGTATACACCACCTGCAGCCTATTCTCCAATCGAAGGATCTGGTGAGATCGAAAGTAAAAATGGAGGCATTCTTTCGGTCGTGCGCATGCAGTTATTACCAGTTTGGCAGTTCAATTTCCAAGATAGTGAATTAGGTAAGATCATTATCAACTGGAAAGCACTTGCTCCTACCAAAGCTGCTACAGGACCATGGACATTATCTACACCCGATCCAGTAACCACCTAAAATTAGCCCTGTCATTTCTGGCAGGGCATTATTATAAAAAATGGAAGAAAAGCAAATACTTAAGGATATTTCGCGCGCGATAAATGATAAGCATTTTGATGTTGAAATTGACATCGTAAAGCCATCATTCATCCAGCGACTAAGAAAGGAAAAGGTGAAGCTATTTTCTGTTAGGAGAGCCTGCCTGAGCACTTTACTCACATTTGGTGAAATCGTTTTAGATTTTAAAACCAATTACTATAAGGATGCGACATTCACTGCCTCTCAAATGGTTGAGGCTGTTTGTACAGATGCCAGGGTTGCAGTAAAAGCGATTGCTATCCTATTACTAAACACCGAAAACAAAAAGAATTCATCACTGGAAAGATTCCTGTTAAAGAACCTTGACAGTGATGATTGCAGGCACATTTTGCTAAGGCTCATTGAGCATAGCAAAATGGAAAATTTTATAAGTTCTATCATCTTGGTAAAGGGGATGAGTCTACTGAAAACGGAGGAGATGATAGCCTTCGAAAACAAAATTTCTGGGCAATTATCGGAGGAGCCGTAAAGTACTTCCGATTTACACCAGAATATTGCCTTTACGAGATCAGTTGGGTGAATTTAAAGATGTACTTCGCATCGATACCATTCTCTAAAACTGAAGATACCAAAAACGAACAGGGCGCAAACGATACTCAATCAAATTTAGAAGAAGCAGGTTTTTAACATGGCAGTTAGAATTACAGATGGTGCATTAGGCTGGACGGCTACAATTGACGATAGTGATATCGATCGTATTGCAGGCCGAATAGAAAAGCGTATAGAATCGCTTGGTAAAAATGTTCAACAGCAGGGCGAGGAACTTGAAAACTGGGCCAAAAAAGCTGCTTCTCTTGCTGCCAGTTACGCCTCATTTTCTGCCGGAAAAGAGCTTTTGATGAATATCATCAGGGTTCGTGGTGAGTTTCAACAATTGGAAATTGCTTTTACCACCATGCTTAAGAGCAAGGAGGAAGCAGATAAGCTTATGGCCAACGTAGTCAAGCTAGCTGCTACTACGCCTTTTGGATTGCAAGATGTTGCTACCGGTGCGAAACAGTTATTAGCCTATGGGACCGCTGCCAAGGATATCACTCCTACTCTTTCCATGCTTGGTAACATTGCCAGTGGGGTAAGTGCACCGTTGGGAGATATTGTTTATCTGTATGGCACATTGCAAACACAAGGTAGAGCTTATTCAAAAGATATCCAGCAATTTACTGGTCGTGGTATTCCTATCATTAAAGAGTTGGCAGCACAGTTCAATGTGGCTGAATCCGAAGTTATGGGATTAGTTGAGGCTGGAAAAGTAGGATTCCCTGAAGTTGAAAAAGCATTCAAAAGCATGACCTCTGCATCGGGCATGTTCTATAACTTGATGCAAGAGCAATCAAAATCTTTGACTGGCCAATTATCAAATCTTGAAGATAGCTTCGACAGTATGCTGAATGCGATTGGCAAAAGCAATGAAGGATTATTAAACACAGGTATTGCCGGCTTAAATGTGTTAGTGAATAATTACGAGAAAGTTATCGGCATCATTGAAGTCATGATCGTTGCTTACGGAGCATATCGTACAGCGTTAGTGTTGGAGGCTGCATTACTGCAAGTGTCAGCTGCAAGGGCAGTAGGATTGACTACCGCTGAGCTTCTGCACCTTGGCGCAATAACAGCGAAAACAGCCGCCATGAGAGTGCTTAATGCAGTGATGGCAGCGTCACCAGTAATTGCTTATACTGCCGTTATCACCGCACTTACCGTTGCAATATATGCCTTAACACAAACAACAAATTCTGCTGCTGTCTCCCAAAGGGCATTAGCTGATTTATCAGCTTCATACCAGGGTAAACTTGCACAGGAAAAATCACAGTTACAAGATCTGGTTAAGATAGCCAAAAGCCGTAATTCAACCGAAGATGAGCGGATTGCTGCAATCAAGCAGCTTAATGAATTAAACCCGAAATTCCTTGGAGGTCTGAATGCTCAGAA